CTAACTGATTTCTCCCCATAAGTCACCTAATATCTGATTAGGTGGGGCAGAACCATTCCATGTTCTAATAGGCAAGTAATAACGTTGCCCCTCCCATGTATATCCTACCCAAACATGACCATCTTGTAACATCACTTCTGTATAATCACAATATCCACCAGGTTGGAACTGATAACCCACTGGACAAGATAAGAATGGCCCCACTTTTCTTACTGTGATTGGTTGATTGCCGTTTGTGAATCTAGCACTTTCTTCCATGTAGTAAGTACCATATTTATTACGTTTCCATGCACTTGCAACTGGTTTAACTGTATTACTTGAAGCGCTTGACTCATTAGAGACAGTGGCAACCGGTATTTTACCATCCATGTACGCCCTAATCTGCTTGATAAAGTAGTCTTTAAGTTGCAACCGCTTGTCTTCTGGCAATAGACCGCGAGTTACTGGGTCAAAACCAGTGTGTAAAACCGAACTTCTATGAGGGCATGATGTTGAAGTAAATTCATTGTGCAATCTGATTGTATTTCTGTTTGCTGGTAATCCCCATTTTTTCAACAATCTAGCGCATTCTTGGAAAGTTGCCTGTTCATTTTTTAAGAATGTCGCGTTATCTGCGCCCATTGATTGACATACTTCAATACCGTAATAATATTTATTACCTATTTGATTAGCGGTATGCCAACCTACTTGTGATTCATCTAAGGCTTGCCAAACTGTGTTGCCTGATACGTAACTATGCGCAATGCCCGCTTCTAATCTTGATAAAGGTGCATTTACTAATCCGTTACGATATGCTTCAGCAGTCGCCCCTTTGCTTCCTGCGTCGTTGTGTATAACTATACCTTTAGGGTTACTACCACGCTTAGGTAGGTCATAACCTTTAACCACATCTTTGATGATTTTAAGTTCTACTGCTTTAGGTTGTGGCTTAGCTGTTTCTTTTTTAGGTGCTTGTGTAGGAGATTGTATTGATCGTGGCGCTGTTTCGCTTTTGAAGTTAGGACGGATAAACCACATAGGGAAATCGTAAGCATGTTGTCGTCTTGTAACTTTTTCCCAACCCCAGCCGGGTTGTTCGATTCCGTCAGTCCAGCCACCGCCTAGCCAATTCTGCTCATATACAATGATATAATCTAAAGTTGCTTCAATTACCCATGCTACGTGTCCGTATCCTGCACCGTAATTACTACCGAACACAACCATGTCGCCGGGTTGTGCCAAAAAGTCCGGTGTATTTTGGTATACAGTAGCTAATCCGTCGAAGTTGTTAGCGAACGGAATATCTTTTGCGCCTACACCTTTTAGGAGTAATCCAAACAAAGCTTTCCAACCAGCATTAGCATAATCAAAGCATTGAAATGCATACCAAAGGTCGATATTAAATTGTTTTCCCTCAGAAGTTTTCAACCACTCTATAAACTCTTTTTTAGTCAATTTTGCTTGCATTGTCGCCACCTCCGTGATGATACTCGTTCACGTCAAAGCCAACATCGTTAGAGGCGTCTGTGAAAGGTTGTGATGTATCATATTCTTTTGGTGCTTTCGTGCTTAATTCCGGCGTTAAACTGCTGTCTTGTGATGATTTCCACGTAACTTGTTGTTCTTCTTTATTGCTATCTCTAGGCGCTTGATATGTCTGTGCTATAGATGAATCTGAGACGCCTTTTGACGTTGGGTCAGTAATAACGCCAATCCCTGTAAGTAGCGTGAGGATAGCACCTATAATCGCGCTGGCTTGATTTAATTGAGTTGATAAATCGAATCCGAATAAATCTGTGATTTGTTTGATAAATAACAACAATGCACCAACTAAACCTGTTAATACTGCTTTATTTTTAAATCTCAATTTCCAGTTAATATCCATTTGTTTGCTCCTTTTATCCAAAATAAAAAACGACTAAAAAATTAGTCGTTTAAAATTATTCAATGGTCAATGTCGGAGATCCTGAATAAACATCACTTATAGTGACATACAACATCCCTGAAGGATTACTAAAGTTGATATTTTTACTTGCAACTCCGCTATTGACTCCTGATATTCCTAAATCACTTGAACCTAAATTAGTTTGCGAAACCCTCATTATACCGCTACGTACATTTTCTATTGTCACCTGATAACTTTTATTAGGTTCAACTCCATTTATTGTCCATTTTGCTGTTGATTCTTCTATGCTATCCGGATATTTATTTTTAGGTAAGGGTTTTATTACAAAAGATGAAGGCTTTTTCCATACTTGGATATTTCCAGCATATACTTTTGTATATTCTTCACCTTCGTAAATAAACTTCTTTACATTTTTAAAATTACCTTCCATAAAATCACCCCTTAATTAAGTAAAGTGTATTAGGGTCTTTTTGGTACAAATAATTATATTCTGTTTCACTGCCTGTCCAAATATTCAGTGACGGCTGCGAAGAACCGATAGGTTGATAAAGTTTATCTGCTTCCTCTTTTGTAAAAGCATTTGATGATAAAAGATAACGTTCATCATGACTGTGATTTATGTCTGATTTTTTTGATAAAGCATTTTCTAATCCTTCAATCTGTTTGATTGTATGACTATGATTTTTATCTGCATACAAACTGTTTAATGATTGCTTGAATCTCTCAAAATCTTCTGTACTAACTTTTGAGCCAATCTGTTGCAATACACTTTCTGAAATAGAGTTGTTTTGTATTGCTTCTGCTAATTCTCTTAATGTATTCATAGATTCAGGCGCGCTATCAACTAGTTCAGCAATTTTTGAATCCGTATACGTTTTAGAGTCGTTGAGAGTTGTATCTTTGATTTTTTCAACTTCTTGCAATTTATTTTCTAACCCTTCAACATTTGCGATATTGATTTTGTCCAATAACTCAGGTTCTGCTTTGATATCTGTATCTTTACCATCAATTTGCCACATTTTAGTGTCAGGATTGATTGATACTACAGTACCGTTTTTACCGGGTGTGCCTTGTTCTCCCTTTTTACCTGTATCACCTTTCGCACCAGGTTGTCCCGGTTCGCCTTTATCACCTTTCGCACCTTTAAATCTACTTTCATTCTTTTCGATGTAAGAAATAACATCTTTATCTATTTTCTCTTTAAAGTCTTTGCTCAATAAATCTGTCGCGTTATCTTTTAAGATTCTCGTAATAGCATCATCTACCAATTTAACATCGATTTCTTTTGCTACAGCAGATTCAATGCCACTATCAACGATATTGAAAGAAAAGTTTGCGACATGTATTTTTTCTTCTTCTTTCTCTAAAAACAGCTTACAGCGAACATAACCAGCGTGTTTGATAACCTTTTTAGGTATCTTGTAGGTAAGGAACCCTTTTACAACATCGTCGATAATAAGGGGCTCATTTTTGAATATAGAGCCATCTTCCATAAACAAATGTAATCTAGGTGTTAAGCCATGTGCTTTTAGATCGATACGACCTTGTTTGTCATTGATACCTATTCTTATAGATGCTGTATTTTCATCTTCAGTGTAAAATCGACAGCCAATGTCACCTAAGTCAACACCATCATTTTTTATTCTCGTTTCAACATCTTTTATTTTGTACATTTACACACCTCTTTATTTATATTTATCCCTTGTGAAGTAGATACCTTTTAAGCCGATTTGTTTATATAACTTAGCGATTGTACTTGCTTGATGTTGGCACCACTCTATAGCAGTAGCGTATTGGTGGGTAGCTGGATTCTTAGGATTCCATCTAATTCGGTACAATGTGTTTTGACCTTTATTGATGTAATCCTTTCTTACGAAGCTAGCACCGCCCATGATTGCTTTTGCTGGAGATGTCCAACCTTTATTCCTTGCAAACGTCATTGCGTAGTTAGGATTGTTGTCGTAAGCGCCAATGCCGAAGTAGTTGTATACTCCATCTTTTCCGTTAGCGAAGTTACTTGTTCCATATCCACTTTCTAAGAAAGCATGCGCGATTAAATAAATTTCATTAATGTTGTGCTTTTTACAAGCTTCTGCGAACGCTTTACCTTGATTATTCAATGTTCCCTTACCTTTAAGTATCTTATTAAGTGCGCTAACTGAAACACCTTGATACTTGCCTAAATTAAGCATTTGGTAGCATTGTGTGTTACTTTCCCATATACGCTTTACATTCATTGCTGAACTCGTTTGTGCTCGTGTAGCGTTAGCCCAACCCCAAGCATTAGATTTTTTCGGGTTACCTCTTGCCATTTGTTTATCCAGTGCTTGTTTGAATGTATAAGGACTCGTTTCTGTTATGATCTGCGGTTGTTTAGATGCCGAACCATTGTTGGCTGTTGGTGACGAGTCTCTTACATTAGCTATATCAGCGTTTTTATTATCTACCATAACTTTTATTCTAGATTTTGTTACTGTTGGCTTAGTTATAGAATTTAATAATTTTTCTCTGTTTTTAAATATATTAAGTAATGCCTTTTCTAATGCTTCGTATTTATCTTTAGGAGGAACACCGTTGTCAATCATATTCCAATTAACATGTTCCAACATTGAACGCCAAATGCTGTCGTCTACTTTTAAATTTTCAATACTTAGAGGTATCTCATATTTGGCCATCATATCTACAGCTACAACCATTGCGTGAATCTCATTAAAAATAAATTCATTTTTACTCGCACTATAATCTTCACATACGTCTATAACTATATAATCAGGTTCATTAGGAACTTCAAATACAGCTCTTCTAGGTGCCCAAATATTATGTCTATCAACATAAAAGTGGGGATATTCTACATCCTGTTTGTATTTCTTCCTACTGTTATATAAACTTTCTACCGAGCTCATCGTTTGTGCGTTTCTAATCATTATTCCTTTAGGTTTTTCGAGTCGTCGATTACCTTCTACTATAAAGTGATAAATATATTCTGGATAATTAACCTCTTGGCTAGAAATAGTGTACTTTATAGTTGTTACATCTTTCCAAATTGGAACTTTTTTATTATTTTTTTCGTTATCATCACTATCATCTTCTGGTTTAGGTGCCGGCGTAGATTTCTCCGGATGATATGGTGGTCTAACAAAATATTTAACTCCTCCACCTGGTCCATCATGATAAGAGTGTTTGATTTTATACGGCGGACTTCCTGTTGCATTATTTGTATACCAGTTTTGATCCACACCATACCAATAGTCTTTTGTGCATGGCCCTACTACAATGTTCACATGACCTGCCCAACCACCAGTCCAAACACCCCAGTCGCCTGGTTGTGGTACAAAGTCTTTTGTATTTCTAATTATCTTGAAATCTCTACCTCTATAATTAGATTTCTGAGCCATAGCATCAGCATTTCCCCATGTTCTAAATCCCCAATATTTATCGAGTAAATAATTAGGTAAATCCCAGCATTGTGCTCCCATTCCAGAACCAGGTACATCAATAGCTATTTTGTTTTTAGCGATATATAACGCCCATTCAACCACTTCACTAGCTGTGGGCTTTCTATTTTTCGGATTAGGTAATCCCATGTATGCACCTCATTTCAATCAAAATAAAAAGCCAGTGCCGAAGCACTGACTCTTAACTGTTATTTACATTTACCAAACCAGAAACACGACCAAAAGCTATATCCTAAAATCCCTTTAAGCATGGTAATCACCTCCTTTAAATACCAAAAACAGTTCTTAGTAAAGCTATGACAATCGTACTGAAGATAGTCCCTATCAAACCGAGAATCCACATTTTCATATCGCGTATATTTTTGTCGTTTTCTTTCTTATTTTTTTCGTCTATCTGTCTTTCCCTCTGGATAGCATCTAAAGTTTTATCTAATTTAATGTTAACTTGCTCTTGAGTTTTTTGACCTAATTTAATCTCATTGAGAGTGCTAAGCATTGTTTTATCATTCTCTTCTAATCTTCTAATTCGCCATTCATGTTCGTGCCGTTTGGTAAATCCAAACATTACGCCACCTACTTTGTGTTAAATTAAAAAGCCTCAAGCATTACACCTGTGACTTTTCATCTTTTGCCTCTGGATATTTTTCACCAGTGATCAATGCATATTCTTCTTTGTCGATTACACCCATGTCTACGTACCACTTAATTTGCTCATTTTTATAGCAACCCCACACATAAAAAGTTTTAATGTCTTTAAAAGTTGGATAAATCATCTTCATCATTTAAACGTCCCCCTCAGTATTTGTTTTGTTAGTTTTCAGTTCGGTCAACTGTTGTGTTAACATAGCGTTTTGTTGCGTCAATTGCATTGTCAACATGTTCACTTGCGTCATCTGCATTTGCATACTTGCAACCATTCCGCGAAGTTCCTCATCACTTAAATCTGACGCACTTTGTTGGTTTGATGCATTCGGTACGTCTTCTTTTTCGAAATTGCTATTGTATTTAATTTCGCCGTTAGTGAAAACAAACTTTCTAGGTTCGAACTCTTCTTTAAATTTAATAGGCACATTGTTATCATCTACATCTAAACTATTGCGTAAACCGCCAGTATTAACGAATCCGATAACTTCGTTTTTATCGTTTACTGTGATTTTCATTATTTCCACCCCATAATTTTAGTTATAGTAACTTTGTTGGCATTCGCTCCAGAACCTGATGTTTTACCTAAATCAAAGTACACATCGTTATCTATTCTTAAAGTAGTGCTACTTGTTTTGGATAGTAAGCACTCATAAATACCGCCACCGTTGCCGTCTGAGTCAACTACATTCGCTTTACTCAATTGAATCGCGTTAGGTAATGCGGTTAGTCCGAATCCCTCAATAACGCCACCTGGATAAGTTCCACTTACCAACAAAATAGAATAGTTTGTGTACGGTTCAGTTAGATTGATTGTTGTACCTACACCATTTGCGCCACCGTCGAACAATACCGTTGATTTATGTTCATTAGGAACTGTCCACTGTTGCTCAAGTCTGCCGTTTGTGATTGATCGTGTGTAAATCTTTTTAGAGTTATAAGGTGTGAAGTTAAATAGCTTGTTTGTATCATCTTTAACGAATACCGATAAATAACCCTCATAACTTTCAACGCTACCTGGTAAATCCGGCACTCTTGTTGCATAGTAATTACCAGCAGTTAAATATCCCAAATCGCCTTGCGCATTATTTAAGTTAACTTGAATTGATTGACCATTCGCCTCTGTCATCTTATGTTGTTGCCAGCTCGTTGTTCCGAATTTATCATCTACATACTGCTTAGCTTGATTTAAAGCGTTGTTAGCCGTTTCTTCAACAAATTTCTTCGTTAATTCTTCGTCAACTTTTTTATAGAACTGATACCATGTGCCACCGATTTTATATTTTGTGTACTCATCATTTGAATCGTCTGGATACCATGTAGCACGAGCTGTACTGTCATCAACAACATAAACAACTAACAAGCCTGATTTCCCTAAAGTATTCGTAGTTGCTGAAACTTCAGAACCATCATCAACGCCATCTTCTTTAGGCGTCTCTAAAGTGCCTATATCTTTAAATGTTGGCGCATCTGTTGCGCTAGTGATATGAATAATCCTAGATGTGTTAATTGCGCTTAAAACGCTATCTATGGACTGCTCAGACGATTCAATTGCTTTACCGTAATCATCAGTAAGTTTAGACTTTTGCCAATTTGTTGTTGAATTACCTTTAACAAGGTCAGCGCCATTGATTTGTTGTTCAACTTCGTTAACACGTTCAAAAATCGCTTGCTCTTTATCAACTATTTTATCGAATTCAGCTGTAACAGCTTGTGTTGCACTAGTTTGCGTCGCAGTAATAGCTTGTATAGCTTCGTTTTCCTTGATTTCGATTTGTTGAATGCCTTTTGTCGCACTATCATTCACTTTTGCTATTAACGTTTGTGTATCAGCCATATTTTGCTTTAATTGGTTAAAGTCTTTACCGACAGCTTCGATAGTATCTTGAATAGATTTGATATAAACAAGCTTTGTTATACCATCAAACCCACTAACTAAATCATTTTCAATATTGAAGCTAAATTGACGTTCAACAACAACATTATCACTCCCGTTTTGTGTAAAGAATGCCTGAGCATGCACCTTGCCTGAATGTTTTAAAAATTCATTCGGTATCACATACTGCAAACGCCCATTAATTGCGTCTACTATCGTTAATTCGTCTGAAATATAAGCGCCTCTATCTACGTTATAATCATCGGTTTTTAACACGATAGATGTTTTAACATGTTCAGAACTTATAGATAACGGTCTGTTATTCTTAGTTACTGCAAAATTTAAAACACCAGTTCCTCTATCTGATTCATAGAAACTGATGTTTGTGTCAATAACCGGATTATATTGTGATGTTGTTTGTAACTCGATTAAGTTATCATCTTTCGAAAAATTATCTACTACCATTATTCAACCACCTTTCCTTCGAATAAACTCCATTTACCAACGCCACCAGTACCAAAGTTTCTAACTAAAAATTGATGTGCAGACGGGAAGTTATTACGTCTTAATACTTGTGTTGTATTACCTGGTGTATTCGATTTTACTTCTAATATCCAACCTGCAATACCTTTAAAGTCTTTAGGAAAATCAGTAAATCGGTTTGATTCTTCAGTAGTGATATAGAAATCTAAACCAACGATTTTTAAATCTGATAATTTTGTAATACTCTTAGGGATATGTTCCCAATAACCGGCGTTTTGCGGGCAGAAATTCCATGCTCCGTTGTTTTTCTTATTGAAAATGTCAATGACACGTTCGAATTTAAGCATATTTCTACCTGTGCTGTTTCTGGTAAGTACTTGTCTTAGAGCACCATTATAGTGTCCAGGCAGTACATCAAAGAACCAACCTGCATCTCTAAACGCTTTCGGTAACGGGAAATCTAACGCATTTTGTGTGTCTTGCGTATAGATATAGTAATGACCAACTTCCGTAATATCACTTAGATATGCTGGGTTCTGTATTGGTAACGGTTTAACACGTCCGCCTGAATCAGTCATTGATACTTGAGGCGCGATGTTTTTCAAGAATTGGTTAACACCTCTTTGGCCGATAGAATAAATTGAGTGATGTCTGTTGTTACCAGGTCCAATAGTTACCCCTATTAAAAGCGCTTTGCGTCCTGTTTCTAGATCGTAATACATATCTAGACCCTCAGCTTCTTGGAAGTCTCCTTTAAAGTTATTATTCACACCGCCAATATCGATACGTCGTTTAAATAACAATTCTTTTGTTTTTATATCGAAACCTTGTAAGTAGTTAGGGTTGGCTGTATTCGAATCACCTGTATACCAATATAAGATACCTGCATCATAAGTGATACCTTGCATAGGTTGTGTATCTGAAGTGTATTCCATAGGTATATCCATTTGATACAATACTTTGTCTATACCTTTATCAATATCGTCAGCACTTCTAACCTCAACAAAGTTCAACGAATTCTTAAGTTGTCTTTCAGTGGGTTTATATTCACGTCTAAAAATCATTAAATTTTCTACCGGATTATAAATCGCTGACGTATATCTGTCGTTAAATATATTCGGCATGACATCTTGCATTTCATTACCATAAGTTATTTCTCCAGTTCTATATTGGAAACGTACAAACTTGTTGTTTTTGTTACTGTCCAATACAGCTGAATAAATCCATAATTCTCCATCAATGTATCTATACGCATTGTGTGTACCGTGACCGCCGTTTTTAACAAGCAATCTATCAATAAATTGTCCGTTGGGCTTCAATCTAGATAACATGTAATGATTACCTGGACGAGCTTGCGTCATATAAATAATTTTCGTTCTAGGGTCTACCCAAAATGATTGCATTACTGCGTTAGTATATGGCGATAAATCTGTGATGAATTCCGGTTCTTGCTCTTTTGGTTCGAATCGGTATTCTGTCGCTCGATATTCTTTATAGTGTTCATCTACAGCTTTCTCAACCTTTTTAGTGAAAGCATCTAGTGTTGAATAATCATGATACAAACGATCTTGCAATGTCTTATGACCATAACCTGTATTATCAACGCGCGCGTCTTTTACTTCGTTGATACCGTCGCCGTTATGACCTAGTACCATGTTGCTAAATCGACCGTTTAAATATGTTAAAAAGTCAGAGACGCTACTTGTAACATTTAAATGTTCATACTTTATTTGCTCTCCATTATGTGCAAATACCTCTTTATTTCTATGATATTCAAGAGAGAAATTAAAATCAGTCAGCATGTCTGAAATAAGCTTGAAATTATACTCATTTTCATCTACATATCTGTAATCGAAAACTCTACTTAAGTCTGTAATTAATTTGTTATCCATGTCTTCCTCCTTTTCTATCCGTAAAACTGGTAATAATTTTTAATAAGTTCGTACATAATAACTTCATGCCCCCTCTCGTTCGGATGCAATCCGTCTGGCATACTTGATTTTCTGAACGCTGGATTATATGGCTTAAAATAATCTGTATGATAGGCATCATATACTGGTACATCCAATTCACTACAAGCCAATATCTGAGCGTTGACATAATCCTCTAACGTTAACCCTAATTTGTTTTTATCAGTATCTTTACGACGTATCGTTGTGCCACTCATAGGACATTGTCTAGTAGCTGTCATTACAAGTATTTTTGAAGTTGGATTATTTTTCCGAATAACTTCAATTGCAGAACAAAAGGCACCGTAAAACGTTTTTGTATCCGTTTTATCAGTGCCTATCGGTACACCTGCCCAATAACCATGTAACCAGTCATCATCTGTACCTTGTAATATGATTAGGTCTCCTCTTATTTGCTCTGCTTGTCTATAAATGCTGTTTTCTACCGCTTCTTTACCTATTGGAACTGTTGCCATTGTTGCACCACCTCTTGCAAGGTTGGTCGTTTTAGCTTTTAACTTCTTGCCTAACATTTCTGTGAAATTAGTTTTCGCATGTGATCCTCTAGCTACAGAATCGCCAATCGTTCCAATCGTTTTTACATCTTTAATGTTTGATTTATCTATAAAATCATGAACGATAGTGCCGTCAGATGTAGTCACAGTTTTAGAGCTTACCTTCTGTTGTTTATCTTCAATCAAATCAGTTCTACTCATCAAATCGAGTGTTGATTTAGCTATTGACGCTACTTTAGACTTCAAGTTTTCTGCCGCTTTACTAGGATTAGAAAGGTTAACATCATTTAATCCAGAAACATAGTTAGCTGCAGTATTAACTTTTTTCATATATCGTTGTTCTCGATTAAACTCACCAAGCGTTACATCTTGCTTAACAATTACATTGTTTATACCCCTAATCGTTTTAACTTGTACTATACGGACTAAATCATTCAAACCTAGTTTGGTAGATTTTATTTGTACTATGTCTCCGGGTTGTGGGTCTGCTTCTGGATATGATTCTCTTAACACCAAAAAGTCCAAAGACAAAGATTGTTTTAACGACTTTTTCAATCTCGATTGTAATTCTTTATCCATAGTTTCTTGGTCAGTCACTTTACCATCTTTAAATGGTTCTGCGTGGATGTCGCCGTATATTTCAGCTAATGCACTTCTAGCTTCCATTACGAGCCCAGCGTGTTCGAATGTTTCTTCTCCTGAATAATTACCATATCCTCTAATGAAGGTGGCGAAATCACTTGCATCTTCCTCGAGTTTTATAGCGTTGGCGTTGACTTCATCAGAAATAAAATAAGACGCTTTTTGATTTGCAAAAGGCGTCAATACAAACTTATATCTGTCTTTCTTTTTGTCATACGTTATTTTATATTCTAAACCGAAATGTTCTAACCCCTTTTTAAACATTTCTAACCTTGTGTCGCCTTCACCACCATTTTCAAACTTCGAAGACTTAACCTTACCTTCGACTTCAAAAAGCATTCCAGTACCTTGAAACACAATGTTAAAATATCTTTCTACTGTAAAAGATCCTGTTACATTAACATAAATCCTATCAATCATTAACTTGTCTATAGGAATCTCTCTAGCAGTACATTCAACCAGTTGTCTGTCGCCTTCTGATTTCCTATCAATGACAGTTATTACATATTCTTTCTTGTCGTTTTCACCTTCGACATGACTAACAATCCATCTTTTCCCTATAGCGTTAATAACTTCATAAGTATATTTATTTTCTAGAATATCAAAAGTTAATACACCGTCAGCATTAACTTTTTTTACTAAAGTTGTTTCTACTGGTACAGGTGCGCCATTACCTTTAGGTGGTTTAATAGTTATTGTCATTCTGACACCTACTTATAATAAAATTTCAAATCAAACTGAACTTTTTGTACCGTTTGATTAAACTCAAATTTATTAGCTCCGTATTTAAATTTTGGTTGGGCTATATTCGTTTCGGTACTTATTTCAACACCGTTTTTATAAACTCGGAAGCTATCATAAACAATTCTGTCTCCAGCTTTTAGTTTGATCCCTTCGATTTTCATTATTTCAGCATGCGTTAAATTCCATACAAACGATTCTGTATCTTCGCCTAAAATAATTGTTATCTTTTTATACATGTTGAATTGGTCGTTAGGAGCACTACCGTGATAATAAACTGTACCTTTGCTCAAATTTTCAAATGTATACTTTCTTTTGTCTCCGCCTGCATGCCAATCAATATTAAAATCAAACGACCACAATCCAACCTTTTTGTTTTCTTCTAACTCTAGGCTTGTTCCAATACTTTCACCGTATGGTAATTCTGTAGTTTCGAATTTTAGTTCAAAAGAAACTTTATTACCTTTTTGTTTAGGGTTTATAACTCCGTTAAAAATAACTTTATACTGTTTACCATTTACATAAATTTGTTGATCGTGTCTTGAATATTCGTAATCCGGGAAGTTGTTTTTATCTAATTTCACGTAATCATCAGAAGTTGGTTGAGTAAACCTGTAATTCAACTCTTCTTTTCTTCTGATTTCTCGCAAATACATAGGTTCTATGTCTGTCGTTAACGAATACAACATATCTCGCATATAAGCAATGTCTGAACGATTTTTAACTTTACAAAAACAAGGAACAACTATATCTCTACTGATATAATTGCTCCCCATTAATATACGACCGTTCATATTTTCTTTGTCTTGATACTTTGTGTTGATTTGCATGCTATCAATTACTATATCGTTAACGATAAACCCGTATTCACTTAATTTGATTACAGTACCATCTTTTTTTGTTAATTCTATGTCCATTTGTAACCTCCTTTATAAGTAATACTCAGAATTGCGTTTAGCATTTCTGCCGTTAACAATACTAGTAAGCGCATCGTTATTGACATCGAATTCAACTTTAACAGTTTTCATGTTCGGTGATGTTTCAATAGAATGTGTGTGTTGTACTTGCGCATTTATATTTCCACCTAAATTACTTAAGTTTCCTGTAATACTAGAAATGTCAGGTGCGTTTAATGTAGGTTGAAATGCATCAACTACTTTATCTGCAACATTAGAAACATTACGGATAACTTTACTTGAATGATTATCTATACCTTTAACGAAACCTAGCATTGAATACATACCAACATCCATGAATTCACGTGAAGGTGAGTGAATACCCAAAGCACTTTTAGCTGCATCTAAAGCTTTCTTAGCAACATTTTTAGCTGCATCTACTAATTGACCAGCCATTTGTCCAATACCTCTAATTAAACCACGGATCATATCAGCACCTGCAGACACAAAATCTCCTATAAAGCTTTTTATTTTATTTACTGCATTTGTCATACCTTGACTAACTTTGTTTACAACATTAACGAATCCTTGAATAACTCTATTAACAAAGTTAATTAGCGTACTTGTTATAGTAGATACCCATTGCATACCTTTAGTGACAATGAAGTTCCAAGCTTGAGACATTTTGTCTGATATAGTTGAAACAACTTGTGTGAATATGCTTACAACTTTATTCCAAATTGTCGTTAATATACCAGATAAGAAACTCCAAATCGTATTCCATATATTAGAAATAAAACTCCATGCCGCTTGTAACGCAGTAGATATAGCTGTAGTGATAGCGTTCCAAACCTTAGTTGCCACAGTAACTATAGTGTTCCACAACGTTTGTAAGAACGTCCAAATAGCGTTCCAAATTGTCATTGCGATAGTCATAATTGTGGTAAATACTGTAGTTATTACAGTGACCAACAAATTCCAAATCGTTGTAGCGATTGTAATTATCGTATTCCAGATTGTACTTAAGAACGTCCAAATAGCTGTCCATATCGTCATAACTATTGTCATTATCGTCGTAAAAACAGTTGTAATGATTGTAACTAAAAGGTTCCATACTGTTGTTGCAATAGCGATAATTCCATTCCATAGCCCTTGTAAATAAGCGACTATTTGATTCCAAACAATCATTATAAAATTGTAAACATTCGATACTGCTGTAGTGATAGCTGTTAAAATAGCATTCCATACAACCGAAGCTACAGCTTTTAATACATTCCAAACATTAACCATAAACGTTTTTATCGCATTCCAAGCATTTATAATAAAGTTTCTGAATCCTTCATTTTTATTCCACAATAAAACGAATATAGCTATTAATGCAGCAATTACACCAATTACTATTGTTATTGGACCGCCTAAAATACCAAACACAGTTACTAGTCCTGTGATAGCATTTCTAATTAATCCAATCTTACCGAATAACAATTGGAATATAGCTGTAACTAATTTTATTGGACCTTTTAACGATGTCATTGCCTTACTTAATACTAAAGTTCCTGTTTTAGCCCAACCAAACTTAGTTACTAATGCAACCAATCTTGCTGCTAATGGTCCTAAAAAGTCCATTACCGCTAATATTGGAGCAATTAAAAATCTAAATGCACCAACTAAAGTTATAATGACACCAACTAATTGTGCTGTAGCTGGATGCGCCTCAAACAAGTTAGCTATCCAACCAGTTATTGCAACTGCAACGCGTAATACTGCACTAGCTATAGGAGCCATCGCTGTTGCGAATGCAACTAATCCTCTTGCAATGTTCCCAATTAATTGCATTATTAGTGGTCCATTAGTTTGTATATAGCTGACAAAATCTTTAAAACCTTGAGATTGCCCGACTTGTTCAGACCATTCTCTAAACTTAGCTGTCATTTGTTCAAGAGATTGGAATATGCCAGTTGATGATCCGCTGAATGCATTCATCAAATTGTTAATTCCAGCGAAAACATTTTTAAAAATATTACCAATGATAGGTAAATTTGTTTTTGTGTATTCAATAAAACGAGTAATCGAATTTTCTCCAGCTGCACTATTAGCCCAATTAGAGAATGATTGACCTAATCTATCCAACCAATCAGCCGACCATTGAAACAGTGGTGCTAATTGCGTGAACACATTAACTAACCCGTCACCAAAACCGCCTGCAGCACTTAATAGCTTGTTAAATACCGAAACACCCGTTGTATTCATCATATTAAAGAATCTTGAAGCTACACTGCTATTTTCAGCCCATTTAAGCACGCTTTGAGACGCTTCTTCCATTCCTCTTGAAATACCACTAAAAAATGGTTGTAAGCTCTGCATTGCAGTTTTAACAGTATTTAAACCATTTGCAAGAGTTGTGAAGATAGCGGATTGATTTTGCTTTATAATATCAGTCCATGCTGACTTTACGCCATCTAACGCTTTTTTGTATTCGTTTGTTGCTGAGCTAGCTTGTAAAGTGCCATCATTAAGCATCTTTATAGCGCTGATAGCCATTGCGCCAAATGCTACAAAGCCAGCGCCGGCTATTGCTACCGCACCACCTAAAGCAAGTACACCGCCAGTTAACACTTTGATAGCGTTTAATAGCGCAAATACTACAGGTACTACGCTCGCTATTACAGGTATTAAGATACTAAAAGATGAAGTTAGTAATCCACCAACCATATTAGAACCTACAGTACCGAACACACGGAACATATTAGCTAAATTCCCCATCTGTCTTTGGAAATTGTCGTTTGCTTTTATTATGTAGGCATAAGCTTTCTTTAAACCATTAGTATCGACATCTACCTTTGTTGTTTTTTTGTTTGGCAATGCGTCTAACGATTTTTTAAACGCATAAATAGTTGGTATAGAAAGCCCTGTATCTACATCTAGTCGAGATCTAGTTTTGTTTGGAATACTTTTAAGCTCTTCTTTAGTGCGTTTGATTTTAGAGTTAGCAACACCGTTGTCCACGTCTATAATAGCTTTGGCTTTAGACCTATTTAATGCTTCAAGACTAGCTTTAGATACTTTTAACACTCGATTGAATTTACTGTTATCTGCATTGATGTCAATATTGACACGCTTCTTTTCTAGTTCGGATAACTTAGCTTCTGCTTCAGCGATATCTTTAGTCAATTTTTGTTTTTGTAATTTAATCTCTGGAGTAACTTCTTTAGAGTTTAGTTTGTCTAGTTCAAAATTCGATTCTAGTACCTTTTGTTGCAAGTCTTGTATACTAGCATCTAATTTAGCTTTTACTTTTTTGTTACTAAAGGCATCTAAAGACTTTTTAGCAACTTTGATAGTTTTTTGTAATTTTTTATCATCAGCATTTAATTCGACATCTTTAGTTTGATCTGCTACTCTTTTGAATTTTTGTACAGATTTAACCGCACTATCAATTTGCTTTTTGAATTTAGCTACACTAGCTTCAATAGTCGCTTTAATTTTATATTCCGTCACATTAACACCTCTCTTTCTATTGCTTATTAAATTCTGCTATAACTTTAAAGAATTCATTATTTTGTGGTTCGTATTCATCACGTTCGCTACTAAATCTTATATCTTTACCTTCGTTAAGCCGTTGGATATTTTCTTCATAAGGCAATACGTCGTTTGCGTTGTTAAAAACATATTCCTCTTTAGGTTTATTTTCTGTCCCAACATTTTTAGTAGCTGCAGCATCACGAATAGCAAACGCAAGTTTGTAACGTTCGAATTCTTGGGTTAGCATTTCATACTCTTTCGCATACATTCGATAGTTATATTCTGTTAATGTCATTTGCTCAATAACGTTCAAATCTGTAATACCAAGTGTTGACATACAAGTTATAACGATTCTGTCGTAAGTTATTACGCTTCCACTGGTTTCTCTTCCGCTTCCACTACTTCGACTAGGTTTCGGGTCATAGGTCGCTTTCCCAACTCCGTTAAAATATCTGAACCGAATTCTTCTAGTCCGATATTTTCTGCGATTTCATCTAGCGCTTCATCAATGTTATTAATAGTAATTGCTTGTTTTTTCAAGTGAGATGTAGCTGCAATTAAAACTTCGCCAATCACAACAGGATTTCCACTCTCTAAACCTACAGGCAACATTGATACACCTTGACCGATAGAAGCTTGCTCAACTTTTAAACCTAATCGGTTATCGATTTCTCTTAAAAATTTAAAACCAAAACTTAATTCTAATGACTTTCCGTTAATTTCTACATTCATAACTTAAAATCTCCATTCATGATTAATTTAAACAAAATAAATAGGGCTTAACGCCCTATTTTTATACCTCTCCTGGTGTAACCGTTGATGAATCTACCTTAGGTTGTGGAATTGCTGTTAAATCTTCGCCAGTTAACGCATCTGCTTTTGTAGTGTCATGGAATCTGTATCCAGTCGCCTTAAGTTTCTTTGTTACAGCCTCAGGTAGTGTTGCAAATCCACGTTGGAAACGACCATTCACTCCATATTCATATTCATATTCATCAATACCGTTAGCTTCTGCTTTTAATTCAAATTTATTGTGGAAACCTTGGAAATATTTCGCTTTAAATTTAGTAGCATCTCCATTTTTGCCTGGTATTCTACTTTCAACTTCCCAAGCCTCATACAATACGCGATCTACAACTGCATCTTCAATTTCATCTGCAAAATCGTCACCATAAAACATTTTAGCAGTACCAGACATTGTTGATTCAACTGAACCACCAGTGTTATAAGACCCATCCATCGTATCCTCTGTATCTGTATCAGCTTCATGTGATAAGCCGTATTCAGTTAAAAAAGCATTTTAGTAGCATCTACTTTTTCGCCAGCTTTTCTAAATAAAATAATACGATCATTACTATTTTTCATATTTGCCATTCAATATTCCTCCGTTTTTTAAAATGTTTTGTAAGATATCGTTACTGATGTGTGTATCAATTCTTGATTAGTAGTATCATCGACTAACTGTGCGATGTTAGTATCATCTTCTTCAAAGTCATAATCGTTTGTTTTAACGCTAGGTGTTAAATCATCGATACACCTTTTAACAAGTCCGTCATGATGTCCTAAATCATCGCTTACACTCCAAATATCAATAACTAAATTCGTATCGCCAGAATAACTATCAAACGTGTACTTACTTCTATTTGACTCCGGCATTTTTATTACAAAAAAAGGATACGGAATCTCTTGTTGCATCTCTTTACGAGAAATAACAGGGAATCCATATCCTTGTAGCGTTTCATACGCTTTATTATAAAGTTGTAAGTTCGGTGTCATGCTTTTATCTCCTATTCAAACAACGCTTTCAATTCTTCTACAGTTGATTTTCTTATTACCTCATATACTGGCCACATAAAAGGTTCTGCCTCCATGTATCGAGTACCAAACTCTAAGAAACCACTATAAGCTGCATGCGATGTGATAGTGTATTGCAAATCGCCAGTTTTTTTATATCTGATATTGCGTGATAAATTACCAGTCCAATAACCCTTATTCATTACTTCTCTAGCTTTCAATTTAGCTCGTACTACATATTCTTTGGCGTTTTCCTGTAAAATATCATCTACATCATCATCAATGTTGGTTTTCATATCGTGAAATTGGTTTAACAGTGCGTCTAATCCATCTATATTCATCAATTGACCTCTTCGATATAATATGACGTTTCGTGTCTGTATATCCTTGTATCAACTATCTTGTAGCGAATGCCATTAACCAACACGTGGCTAACAGGGTAAGATATTGATTCTTTTATCCTCAGAACACTTACATCGTTTTTTACATCACCAAATTCAAGTTGCTTTCTTGCTCTAGAAATGGGGTTAATATTGCATGGTATCGCATCATAAGTGATTAGTGTGTTTTCTTTTTTGCTAGTTTTAGGATTGTAAGTTGCTACTTGTTCTAATTGAAAAATAACTCTATCTTCATATCTCAAAAGAACACAGCCCTTCCTTTTTTAGTTCTCGTTCTAGCATTAAAGTAATTATCAATAATAGCTTCATACTCCTTGAAATCGTTCAATTCATACGCATTGCTACGTCCGTCAACCGCTTCTGATGTCATACCTTCAGCACCAATCCTGTTGTAGCGTTTAACTGCAACTTCTTTAATCATGTAACTAAACCTTTCCGGTATTTGTTCAACTTCAATAGGTAACATTGATAACAACTGGCTTTCACAACTTTTTATGATTTCTTCTAATTGTTCATCTTGCTTTTCATCTTTAAGACCAATACGTTTTTTTACATCAGCTAGCGTAGTCATATAACCACCTACTCTAGTGACTCAAAAGCATTGATAATTTCAGCTTTTGTTTGTTTTTCATCAACTTGTAAGCCAGCAACACTTGCTATTTCGACAAGTTCTTTTTTGGTTAATTTGTCATTTACAATGTAAATCATTTGTTCGTTGCGTTTATTTTCAACACTAGCTAAAGCTTTGATACGTTCATCTGTAGGATCATAACCTTTGCGAGGGTAGACATGCCCTTTCATATAGACATGTCTGTTATCTTCTAAATCTGTAAAATCTACTTTAACAATTCCAATGATTTCGGGCATGTTACCACTCCTAATTATTTATTAAACTTCTCCTGGTACTGAATCTGTTTTTTTGTCAGCAGGCACTAATTTAGCGAATGCTTTATCGTCAGCGATGTGTAACGCTACATGCATAGTTGCACGCAATGCCACCATGTCTTGTTCGAATAAGTTTACAGGTGTGCCATCTTCGTTTTTAACTGTAGATAATTGTGCAGTTTCATCGATTTTGTATTCAATTAATTGAGGGATACCGTAAATCAACTTATCAAAGTCACCAGTAATTAATTCACCGCGTTTTAAATTGCTTGATTTAAGGTTAACCACAGGTAGACCATCTAACGTATCACTGTTACGGTCATAAATACGTTCCTTAGTTTCAGGATCTACAATTTTACGTAACAAGCTTCTGTTTTGTGTTTTTGAAATAAACGCATTTGCTTCTAATTCGTCATCTTCAAGTAATGCCTCTAAATCAATAATGTTATCTTGTGTGAAGTCACCTTTAATAACCTTATTAGTTTTTTCAATTGATTGTGCAATTGATTTACCGAATGGATTGTTACCTTGATTCAAAATACCCGCTTCATCAAACTTTTTATAGAAAGCTTCAGCAATCATAGGTTTCATCTCTTCAAAGAATTGTGAATAAGTGTAATTCAAGAATTCTTTTGTTACAGGTAAGATAACCCCTAATTTAAACGCTCTCATTGTAGCATTAACCCAAGTAGCCTTAGACGTTTCGATTTTTTGACCTTCACCTACCCAGTAAGCACCTGGTTTATCAGCCCAAAAAGTAAACTTCTTCTCAGTACCTTCCATTGGTTCGTACTTACCTAATTGCATGATTTTAGAGTTTTCCATAACCTCTTGTAAGATAGGTGTTGTAAAGTCGTTTAACAACGTGCCATCTTTCTTTTCATGCATCATTACATTGTCAGGGTTAAATACTTGTGGTTTAACATTGTTACTCGCAAAATGTTGCAAATTTAATTTTAATTTTTGTGTTTGTTCCATTTAAATGCCTCCGTTAATTTTTAATAATTCTTTTTTGTCTAGCTATTTCAGCTAAGTTTTGCGGTTTATTTTTAGTCGAGTGATTAAATGAATCTCCACCAGTCAATGGCGATTGTCTAGCGTTAACCTTAACCGCTTCATTAACCGCTTTTTTTACTGCATTAGAAAAAGCTTCAACATTCAATTTAGTTTGTTCAGCAGTATCTGTTACAACTAAATTAACAACCTCGTCTGATGAATCAACTTCTGCTTCGCTTAACATTTTCCTTGCTTCTGAACGCATTTCATTTAATTGTTTTTCTGAGCGTAATTGCTCCAGCTCTTTTTCCAATTGTTTGCGTTCATATTCATCTTTTTGATCCTTGTTCATTTTCGCTAATTTAGCAGCTTCTTTAGCGGCTTCTTCTGCTTTTTCTTTTGCATACTCATCAGCTTTTTTCTTTTCGTGGGCTACACGACGTTCAAGTATTTCATCAACTTTCTTTTGTTGCTCTGGCGTGAAAGTTATTTCAGTACCTTCGTCATTTTCTTTATTATCAGGATCTCTTTTTTTACCATCTCCACCTGGTTCATCCGGATCATCTGATTGGTCTGCAAAAAATTGCAAATTAAACTTAAGTTTATTTTCTTCCATGAGATATACCTCCATTTATAGTCTGTCGACTGTTTTTCCATGCGTGCTTTTTATGTCATCAGCACGTTTTGGACATAAAAAATAGCCAACACAATTAAGTGCTAGCTATTAAAAGAGTGGTTCGTTATATTTCGGTTTTTCTTTATTGGCTAATACTGCCGACCTTACGCTGTCTAAGTTTGCATCAATAATAACTGTTTCGTTTCGCTTTTGTAACTCTTTACGTATACCTTTTAACTCTCTTGCTATGTCTCTAAGGTATTTGTCAGTATTGCTCATACCAATATCCTCCAAACACTTAATTTACTATCATACAATGCTAACTTGCCTTTAAAAACTTTTACTTTTAAATCAATCATCGCTTTTCACTTTTCCTCCAAAGTATTTTGTTTGTCGTTTTTTGTTTGGTTTTTTCGGCCACATAGATTTAGGTAGTAATGCACAATCTGAACGACAATTGATATGCATAGGGTAGAAATTAACACCAATTTTAGCGTCTTTAACTTTGAATATTTCTCCATTAAGCCCCTTGCATACTTTAGTTGTTCTACTATCAATTTTTGCAATATACATATAATATCCTTCCGGTGAAATTTCTTTCATGCTGTCAATACTTGATTGTGCGTGAACACGTGCCGATTCCGTATAAAGCAATGATTTAATTGCTGCAGTCTTTTGTCTTGCTGTGCCTTCGAATTTGTTTAGGTGCTTGCGCATATCTTTAACATATTCATTTGGATGTCGACCTCTAATAACCACATTAGCAATTATTTCTTCTACTTCTTGTTTCATCGCTTCAGTATTAGTCCATAATCGCTCTGACCAAACGACACCATGAAATTGTGTATCAACGATTGTATCTATAACTTCTTTAGCTACTTGTACACCTTCACCTAAAATACCCGCTTGATCACTGAACACACGATAAGCTGTTGATTCGAAATATTCCCTCATCGATAATTCTGTTTGAGCTGTTGCATAAGCAATTAAGAATTCTATTTGAATCTTTAACATCTGTTCTCTAGATACATACATCTTAGTGTTATACTTCTTTAATTCTTCATTTGCTCTATCGCTAAAGTCCTTGTTTTCGACCAATCTTTTTGCTTCTTCTTGAAACGCTTTTACATCGAACTCATCAATAATCTTTTGTGCTTCTTGTAATGTAACGCCTGCAAAATCTCCGTACTTAACAATAAACGCATTGATTTCTTTTTCAATGCGCTTAATCATCATATTCAATATACGTTCTATTTCTTCAGCTTTAGTTTTATCACGCTTCAACTCATTCTCGATTGCTTTGCGTCCGCGTTCTTCCCAATATTCTTGAGTGTTTTTGTTAGGCAATTACAATCATTCCTTTTTATCAACAGTATCTTTTGTATCATCATCTTGTTCGTCATCATTGATGTCTCTAGGGTCTTTATAAATACCTTTTTGAGCTTTTTTAATAGATTCTTTCTCATCTTCTTCTATTTTCTTGACTTCCAATTCAGGGTCTTGGAAGAACGAGAATAGAGACATTAAAGTTGTTTGACTAATCTTCCCGCCAGAATCAATATAAGCTTTTAATTCTTCGATTAATGATTTAGGTAAGTTTCTGTTGTATACGTATCTAACAGTATTGAAATCTTTGTTAGCGTCAATCGACCGTGTATTTTTAAGTATTGTCTCTAACAACTTAGCACGACGTCTTAACCCTTTAGTAAACAATCCTTCTTTAGTTTTAGTACGTTGTTCTAATCCGAACAATTTATATTTCATTGCCTCGCCCGATTGAGTGCCACTAAAGTTATCATCTTTCATGTTAGGCGTGTTGGTAAACATGTGTATATCACTGTTCAAACGGTCTTTATAAGCTTCGGTACCTTGTACATCGTATTGTTTATAAATATAACCGCCGTCAACTGAACCTTCTGTTTCGATACCTGTATCCCTATTCTCATAAACGGTTGGCTCTAAAAATAACACGTTAGCTTCCTTTTGTTTTCTAACTTCTACAGGATCTAAATTTAAATTACCTTTAATAAGTAACATAGCGTCATTTAAATCACTCATATAGTTAGCAGTATCTGATTCAGCATTATCATACAAATCAATTAAAGTGATTACTTTCTCATAATCCCCTTTTCTTCTTTCGTTGTTGCTAAATTCTGTAATAGGCATACGTTCGAAAGAGTGTGATTCAAAACCGTTTTCACGTGGTGTGAGCTTCAATCCATTTGTTCTACTGGTAAGATATCTATAAACACCGTGAGAAGTAAATAAATCAACTGTAAACACTTCATCTTCGTCAGTCTTGTCTATTGGTTTAGTTCTTAAATATCTAACGCCTGCGATACTATTACGTTCAATTGTATTGTCGTATATGACAAAAGTACTCATTGCATCACTCTTGTATAAACGCGTTTCATCATCTTGGTTTCTAATCATTAACTCATAAGCTTTGCCATAAATTGACAAATCTAATCCTAAAGATCTATTGTGTGACTCAACATCATTTAAATCATTGAACGCCTCAATAGCTTCTAATACATCTTTGTCATCATCTTGATATTGAATTGGATTACCCAAGAAATAGCCGTTGATAAAATCGCTAATATAAGATGCGTAATCATGCGCTACACGGTTATCTGCCATGTACTCTTCTTTGCGTCGTGTTAACTCAACTAAGTTCTTAGTTTTACCTTCGTAATAATCACTTAACACTTTTAATCTAGGTCGTTGGTAATCCATGTGATGTTCAATGTATTTACTTACTTCATTAACGTTTTGTAATAAATCGGATTCCGTCCCGTCATATGTGTAAACAACATTAGCTTCATCGTTAAACAAGTAATTTCTGTTTTCTCGTAAATCAGTATCCGTTTCAAATTCGTTTGCCTTTAACATTTGTTCCCTCCTATAATCCTAGAGATTTTATTGTGTCAACTTTCGAACTGACATTTGTGCGTTTTCTAACCGGTCTGTAGAATCGTTCCACTGAATAACGCAACGAATCGATACAATGATTGTATGTATCTACTGGTTCATTGGTATATTCACCTGTATCTTTGTCCTTTTGCCATGTGTAGTTGTCAAACTCTTCAATAGTCTTGAAACAACGTTCATCAACAATGATTTCAAATTGCATTAAGAATTGTAACCCTTGCACAACCGAGCCCTTCCCTTTTTTGGTTGGTAAAATCCTTTTAAGTCCTAGATTCCTTAATTCAGCTATACTTTTTTGTTCTGCACTATCTGCTGTAATTTCTTCTTTAGCATAACCAAGTTGCTTTATGACATTAGCTATTTCATCATTCAGCATACCTTGTTTAACATACTCTTCAATGATGTATAATTTCTTTTTCTTTACATCTATTTTAGAATGTATAAAAGCACTAGGATCATTAACGTAGCCAAAGTCCAATCCAAAATAAGAAGGTAAATGTCTTAACTCATCTTTATTTATTAAACGTTTTTCATACTTAGGGAAAACCAATTTGTCTAGTGTAGCAAATTCACCTAACGCATAAATTTTGTAATATGCTGGATTACGATTTGCTAACAACTCTAAGTTTTGTCGTGTCATTTCATCAAGAAACTTATTATCTCGATAACTAGATTGTCTAATCATGACATTTTCCATTGGTTCACCATGTTCAAAGAAATACTTATAAACCCAATTCAGTTTAGATACTGGGTTAAACATCAAAAATATTTGCTTATTCACGTGTTTACGCTCCCTCAAACGCAACGTTAATTGCGTGTAATCATTTAGTGTGAATTCAGACGCTTCTTCCATGACTATGTCTGATATGCCTTTTATCGACTTTATTTTCTCTGGGTTATCTAATCCTTTAAACAAAAAAACTGCGCCGTTTGGCAATTCAACTTTGTTATCAGTCTTATTCCAAAGGCACATGTCCCAAATACCGAAGTTTATCAAACAATCTTTGACATCTTCGAATAAACTATCTTTAATTGTTGATTGGACTTTTCTAAGCCATAGTATACGCCTAGGATATTTCCAGTCTTGCAATGCTTTAAGTACAACTTTTTGTATAACGCCGTGAGACTTACCGCTCGAACCTCCACCGTAATGTACTTCAGTGAAGTTATCGTAATTGGTTAGTATTTCGAATATGTTTCTGTTGAAAACATTAGATGGTTTGTTAAAGTTTAATTTAACTTTCGTCATCGTACTCACCAATATTAATCTCAATATTCTTCTGAGTAATTTCTTTTTTATCGATATACGCACCATGTACTTTTAGTATGTGGTCAATAGATCTCTGACGCTCTTCAAAAGTTGGTGTGATTGTGTAAGTAACCTCTTTTTCCACTTCATCGTTTAAATGGTCATATTTCTTACTGTAAGCCTCTTGAGGTTCTCCTCTAGCAATAGAAGCAGATAACGCTAAAGCTTCTGTAATACTCATTAAACGCTCTTCTTGTATCTGTTCTAATCGTTCTTTAATATATTCCGAAACATTAACATTTCTTAACAATCGACTTGCTAAAGACTCTGCTGTTTTCTTACTATAACCTGCTGAAATTGCTGCTTTTTTACCATTACATCCATTCATTATATATTCATCTGCGAATCTCTTTTGTTTTTCGTTCATTTCATTTACCACCAACTCTCGCGCTATACGCTTTTTAAAATTAAAAAAGGATTGGCTATAATCAGCCAACCCACATAGATCCTTTATTCCTAATTGCGATAAGGGAAACGCAGTAAGATAATCAATATCCTACACTATCATAATATCTCATTTTAGGTATCAAAAACTGCCACTTTACTGCCAATTTCACTCTTCCCCTAACTCTTCCGCCAATCTAGATACGATTTTCCTTTTGATTCTATGAGCAGTTCTATCAGAAATGTGTATGTCATCACAAACTTTTACTAACTCCTTTTTATTAAAATAATACTCTTGAATGAACTCGCGTTCTTTCCTACTTGATGTGTTGATTATACGTTCAATTGCACTCTTAAACTCGAGGATTTTACCTCTTCGTATACTACAAAGATAATTAGTTACTGCCATTTCTGTTTTCGATGTATTAGACGGTACAAATTCCCCGCCTATATTTGTATCTGTTGGAATCCATGGTGTCATTATTTCACTTCTTAAATCTTCGAGTTGCTTATGATAATTAGGATAATCACACAACTCATCTTCTAACTTTCGAACTGTTGATAATTTTAATCCGTATTTCTTTTTAGTCATGAATACCCTCCGTACAAATATGTTTAATCTTCAAAGTGTCTCAATCTGCTTCTTAATATCTCTATCTCTCGCTCTTTAACTTTCACATCACCTTTTAACTGTTCAGCTTGCAACATTACACCAAACAATAAGATGACTAGTAATATAATTGCTATGATGAACCACATCATCTATTCAATCACCTCTAAATTCGGCTTATATTTTAATACACGACCACTCAGAAATTCAGCATCTATTTTAGCTAAAAATAAATTGTCATATGATTTAGCTTCAAAAACATTGCTAGTTGTAGTAAGTGTTATCATTTTCGAAAATGCTCCTGTATATTCTTCTTGTAAATACACACCATCATATAACTCAACAATATATTCGATTGGTCTGTTTTCTTTCTTATAATTTTCAAATAATTTTTCATTCCTTTTTATGTCATGCTTTAATTCATCAATCTTCTCCCTCACTTCAATTTTGTCTGTATATATTACATAAAGTAATGTAATTAATATAAGGATACCGATAGCAACTATTTCCCACATCATCTACTCTGACACCTCCGCCCTCATCAAATCAGACTGATCACTAAACTTTGCGAAGTCACTCGGCACCTCTACATCATCATTAGCCGTCATCATAATATATACTTGCTCCGTTACATACTTACCTAGCTCATACATTGCTAGTAAGAATATTAGTCTTAATATTTTTTTAATCATCATTGCCATCTCCTGTATCAATCAAAAAAAGTACCTGTCTCAACATACTCTTTAACTGTTGTTCATTTAGACTGGCTAACATAGGGCTGTAAAATTCACTATCTTCATCTTTAACAGTTTTAATAAAACAGCCTTCAATCTCAGCTTTTTCTTCTGGCGTTCCATTTTTATACGTCTTAAATACCTCGGTGTGCTTTTCTGGTAATTTCATTTTAGGTGTATTAAACATTATTATCTCCCCTCTTTAATGATTTTATTTCTTTTCGAACAAAGAACCTAATACTTCTTCACTAGGTCTTTCGAATAAGGTCACTTTAGAATTATTAGTGTAGTAAACAATAGGTGTATTTTGTGACTCATATTTCTCTTTCGCTTCTTCTTTACTCTCTGCCTCAACAACTGTAAACCTTTGATTGCTCTTAACTTTAGTTATGTGTGTATGTTTACGTCCTGTTGAATCTTTGAATGTTGTGACTAGGTATTGTGTCACTTCCCCAAAACCTCCTTGACTCGATCTAAGATGTCTTTATACTCCGCTACTTCCGAAGCCTTTTGCTCCACGTTCTGAAACACACTCGAATTCCTCCACTTGCTTTAGTTCAGGTGTCCATATAGGCACGATAACCAATTGAGCTAGTTTGTCGCCTTCGTTGATTTGATAAGTTCCATATTGTCTTATGGCGTCACTCAAATCGATTTCTCCTTTAATATCAAAAACACCTGGTGTGATATAACCATTCGATGCAATAGCGTCATTCTTGATATTAATCCCTAAATTGCCGTGATATCCCGCGTCTATCTTGCCTGTTTCAATCACTAAATGCGTTTTACTACTTACACCACTACGGCTAGTTAATAGTCCGACATAGCCCTCTGGTATGCTTACAGCTACATCTGTTTTGATCACTGCCTTTTCTTGTGGCTCAAGTACGACAGTTTCAGCTGAGAATATGTCATAACCTGCATCCGTCTTATGATTTCGTTCGGGCATTCTAGCATTTTCTGATAATAGTTTTACTTGTAATGTGTTAGTCATTTTCCTATTCCTCCTCATATTTATAGACAACTTGACCCGTCATAATCCCTACTGCTTCATCAAGTTCAATATCTTCTTTGAGTGCATCTTGCATACATTAGGTAAACCCTCAAGTATTTCATCAAACGCTTGCGCTTTCTTATACACGTCTTCAACCTCTTTTAGTAATCCCTCTGTGTCATTACCGTTATACGCACTAGCACTAATAACGGACTGTTCGATTTTTTCGCGATTATTCATTTGTGTCATCCTCCATAAAAATTTTATTGTTTAATTCCATTCCGAATTTAACTCTTTCATCATCGTTACCGAATTTGTTTATTAAATCTCTTTCAACGCTCTTGCAATACCTATCCCATGCGCTTGCTTTCTTCTCCAGTTCTTTGTTACAATCTCGTAACTTCGCTATAACCCCAATAAGCTCATATCGTTGCTTCTTGTACTCTTCACGATCTTTTAATGCTTTGTGAAGTTTATCTAATAACTTGTTAGAGTTAGTACAAAGATTTTTATATTGTTCATCTGATAAGGTGAACGTCATCTCATAACCTCCAATAGCATCTCATTTTCAAAAATATTTCCAACAATTTCAATAATATCGTCATTTTCACTTAGTAATTCAGTTACATTGCTAAAAGTTATATAAAAGGCTCCTTCTTTAAACTCGATAAAACTTACTTCTCTCGAATAACAATCTTGAACAATATCCCCTTCATAAATCTCCACACCGTGCACATCTTTAAATCCTGTGTATTGTAATAGTTTTACTTCATTGAAACTTTTATAACCTGTTGAAATCAAAATGTACCCACTATTAAAATCGATTTCGTCAATAATACTCATAACTTTTTTATCTTTATCCCAAGCTTTAAATTTCAACATCATACTAGCAACTCCCCATCTTTCCAGATTAACGTCATAGTTAGGCCGTCGTTCAAGATGTAGAATGCTTTGGTAGGGAAAAACGTGTTCTCTAAACGTTCGTTGATACTAATACTTGTGTGTAACGCTGACATATAGACTCCTTCTTGAATCTCATATACCTCTAACAACCTATCAAACTTAGTCTCTTCCGTTACTTCTTTTTCAATATCAACTATGAAGGGGATATCAATTGGAATAAAACTTGACGTCGAACACTTATTTGTATTTGGATGAAAACGAACGAATCCATCACTAAATCCTGTTGAAAAAAATATTTTTCCTTGTGATAGATCCGGATTTTCTCGCGCCCATTTAATTAATTCATCTAATCTCATTTCTTTTTTAACTTTGATTTTCATTGTTATATCTCCTCTTGAACAGTAAATTTATCGTTAATTGATACATATCCAGTCACATTACATAAGATGCTATCAACATGAAAAGTCACAAAACAGTTGCGCTCAACATCATTTGAATAGAATCTTTTATTACCTGATAACTTGGGGTTATCCCAAGCCCATTGGATAAGTTCAGGTAAATTCATTTCTTTTTCAATTTTGATTTTCATTGTTTCCGCCCTTTTAAAATAAAGTTAGTTGCTTCTGTTCCTCATATTCCAAATCATGTTGCTTTATATATGTTTCAAGCTCTTCGGCTGTATCAAATGTCTTTTTCACGCCTTGCCAACCTGGTACGATATGCCCATGAAAGTAATAAGTGTCATTTACTACATGGATATGTGCCACTCGCTCGTTATCCTGATACAGATATCTCTTAGAGCCGAAAAAATGTTTTAAGTATTCTTTACGTCCGCTATCTGTCATGGTCATCACTCCCACAAGTCAAATACTCTATCGACGTAAAACTTCGCCTTTGCTAAATCCTCATGACCATTCTTTAACGGTGCTCTAGACAAGTATTTAATTGCATTACCTATTGCGAATGCTAATTGTGGTGGGTACTGTGCCGTAACTTGTTCAATAAAATCTATAATTTCAATGTCGCCGTATGTGTAATGCGCAGGTTGCTTAACGTTGTCTTGCGTTTTGTTCATATCTACTTTTCTGTTACTGATTATGCTCATTATGCTTCACTCCATTTCTTGAACATTTGGTTATAAGTGACATCGAACCAGTACGGATCACGTGAATGTTTTTGAGGCGTTCCATCATAAAGCCATGGTCTCAATCTTCTCTTTCTTTCTTCTTCATATTCCGCTCTCACATTTCGTTGGTATAGGTTCAAAATCGCTTTTTTTCTGATTTTTTCTCTCTCTTTTTCTTCATCTTTTATTTGACTCTTCATATATTCAACTTCATCTTTAGATTTTGAGTCTTTTCTTCCACACAATAATTCATCGCCGCGCATTTTATGTTTGTATCTGTATCTAAGAAGTTCTGGAGATATATGATATTTTTCTGAAACTTCTCTCAATGTCATTAGTTTTCCTTTGATACGCACTCTTATAACTTTTCTTCTAGCCATCATTCCACCTCTAAATCTAAAACCTTGATATTTATAACGTTATATTTTAATAGTTCACCTGGATTATTAAATAAATAGTCCGCCAAATTCTCTTTTTCTTTATCAATCTGATTGTAATTAACACTTTCGACTTCTGTAGGAATTCTAATGTCAACAGAAGCATTGATATAAGCTTGATGTTGCATTCAATCACACTCCTAATCCTTCATATAAAACGGAGAAGTAAATCCGTCACTATTCAAATTCAATCCTTTTGCCCAATCGACAGGCTTATTCATGATAGTTTCGATTTCCTTAAGTCCATTTGAACCTCTAGGTATTTCTACAATTACTTCATCATGGACATGTCCAACTATTTTAAAACCTGATGCTTCAAGCCTAGCTATAGAAATCGCAAGTAAATCCCTTGCAGTTGCTTGAACAATATTCTCGACTAACTTCCCACCATACGTTTTTAACTTTGACCATTTACGGTTAAGATCTAAGCCCATAAATTCAACAACTTGACTACCCCAACTATTTTCACCAACTGAAGCTTTTGGATAAGCTAAAGCTCTTCCACTAGGCAGTTCAATCATTAGAAAACCTTTTTTCATATAAAATCTAAGTCCATGCGTATGATGCGTCTTTCGGGATTTCACAGTATTAATTGCAGCCTCTTGGCAAGCCTTCCAAAAATTAACTATGTTAGGATTTGCGTTACGCCAACTATCAACTAAACCTTGTAATTCATTTTCTTCAATGCCCATTTCCAATGCACCCATCGCTTTTAAAGCTCCAGCGCCACCTTGATAACCTAAAGCTAATTCGGACACTTTTCCCTTTTGTCTGAGAGGGTCGCCTTTAGTTATGCTTTCTACCGGGACATTAAACATTTGAGAAGCCGATGCTTCATATATCTTTCCGTGTGTGTTGAACACATCTAAACGCCATTGTTCTTTTGCATACCATGCTATGACTCTTGCCTCTATTGCAGAAAAATCACTTACTGCTAGTTCATTACCTTCTTCAGCAGTAAATGTCGTCCTAACTAATTGACTTAATAAGTCTTGAGGATGAACATTGAGTAATAAATCTAAATCGTCAAAACGTTGTTCTTTAATAAGATCTCTTGCTATTTCTAATTCAGTATCTGAAATATAATGCTTTGTTAAATTCTGAAGTTGTACACCTCTACCTGCCCATCTTCCAGTACCGGCACCGTAAAATTGAAACAGACCTCTTACCCGTTCATCACTGCACATCATGTCATGCATTTTGTTGTATTTTTTCACACTGGTTTTAGACATTTGCAATCTAATTTCTAGCATTTTTTTAGCTTTTCCTGTTGCTTCTTTTAAGTACTCCTGAACCGTTTTCTTTTGTAAATTAGGTATATCTAATCCTTGGTCATCCTTTAACCAAGCCAATAATTGTGTAGGACTATTAGGATTTTCTAAACCTGTTATATGTTTAGCTTGATTAAGCAATTCTTCTTTACTCTGCTTATCGAGCACATTAGCTCCTAACATCAATGATTTAGAAAGCTTAATACCTCTGTCGTTTATATGTTGGTCAAAAACCCAATATGCTTGTTCAATTGCAGTTACTGGAAAGTCTTTAATTTTATGAGCAATCGTCATTTCTACTTCTACATCTCGAATACAGTAATCTATAAATTGTTGCCATTTTTCAAGATCATGTTCAGGCAAGTTTCTTGTTCTTCCTCCATTAACTTTTGTTGGTTTACAAGGTATAGAGAAATAACGAATTAAATTTTTACCTGCTTTATCTTTTTGGTTTTGTAGTCTTAAAACTTCTCCAACTTTATCAAGCGAAGCAGGTAAGCCAATACGCATTGAATTAACCATTGTGCAAATCCATTCTTCAGGTGGCATCTGTTTATTAAAATGTTTAGCAAGACAAGTTCTTTCGAAATTAGCATTGAATGCATACTTTTTTACAGCAGGATCAAAAAGAGCAATTTTAAACGTCTCAAAATCAGCGTGGAAAGGCTCATTATCTACTTTAGTCATGTCAATCGCACTAATCGCTCCACCATCTATTGAATAAGCTATAATTAAAATTTCGAAATCTTCAGCTTCTGTGTATTTATAGGCACCACATTTCGAAATATCATTACTGCTATATGTTTCAATATCTATATTCATAAATCTCAAATTCTTGACACCTCAATTTCTTTAAAATTAAAGTGGGGCTAAAACCCCACCTATTGACTTATAAGAAATCCTCATCATCAGTGTCTAATTCATCGAAATCATCTTCTGCTGCACTTGCACCGCCAAGAGGTTCGCCTTTTTCTACAAGTTGAATGTTGTTCAATCCAACTGCGATACCCTTATTACCATTTGTGTTGAAAGGAAATAGATTAATTGAAGCTCTAATATAATCACCACTTACAACAGTTCCAGAATCCGTTAATCTAATTTTGTTTTGGTCAATAATACCAGGTGCTTGTTTGCTTGATGCGTTAATAAAATAAGCGTCTTGATAATTGACATCATCTTCTCTTTCAGTATCTCCATCACGTAATGGAAGTTTCAGATTTGCAGGAACTTTGCCTCCAAACTTACTAACTTTTCCTTCTTCTTTAGCAGCTTCTATAGCTTGTTCAATGGCTTTTATCGTACTTGTATCTGATTTAGGAATGATTAAACTGATTGAATACTTTGATTCTTGCCCTTCTTGCATACTGTGAGGTTCAAAAATATGTGCATATGATGCTCTTACTTTTCCTGTAATCACTTTAGTTTTATTTAATACTTTTGCTTTCATGTTTATATACCGTCCTTTTAAATTTTTATAGTTTGTCAAAATCATCTTCAGCAGATTGCTTTATAGCTGGTCGTTTATCCGACTCGGTAGCAAGTGTTAATTTACCTTGCGGCTTTTCTATAAAACCCTCTGTAATTTTAGAAAATGCTTTTTTACCAATTAATTTTTCTAAATTCGTAATGCTAAGTAACTTGGTTTCTGTAATATCTTCAGGTTTATAACCCGCTTCAACTAACTTTTCAAGCATTGCTTTTGTATCAGTTATCATTCTTCGTGAACGACCTTCTACAAGCTTCCAACCAGGATAGTTTTTATCATTTTCTTTCGCTTGATTTAGTGCATATTGTTCTACTTCATCAGCCCATTTTTTGATATCAGGCAGTTTATATAAAAGTTCTGCAATCTCTTCATCACTTAACAAATGTGGTGGCTTTTGAGGCACATTTTGCATGTATTCTGCACGTGTTCTACATGAATGATTTATCTTACAGAATCTACAATGACTACCTGCTTTAAACTCTCCTCCACCGTTATAAGCAAGTCTGGCTAATGGTTTAACAAAATCGGCTCCCCATTGAAGTAATCTTGATATTGGTAACTCTTCAGTAGAAAAGTTATCTATTCGAGGTTGTATGATAGTCATGCGAATTGTATGAATGTCATACATTAAACTAAGCAGTTCATATGCGCCCAAGCCATATAATCTAAGTTGAGGATTATCTATAGCTGAAACTTCAATGCCTTTACCATATTTAAGGTCAATAATTTCAAGTACACCACCTGAAAATATAATGACATCACCAGTTCCAAAAGATTCAGGGACGTATTTACCTAAATCTAATTTTGTTTCAAATAAAGCTATTACATCATTATCCCTACTCAAAGCTTCGTTATATTTTTCTTCTACATTAGCTACATACTCTTCCACATATTCACGCAATTCTTCGCTGTAATATTGATTTCTCTTATAATTTTGAAAAGCCTTATTAAACTCAAACTGTGTTAGGCCTTCATATTTAAGGCTGAAATATAACTCACTTAACTCATGGGCGAATGTACCTTCTTCGGCAAAAACTGTACTTTTATCTGCAATACCTTCACTTGCCTTAATACTCGGTGGGCAGTTTAGCCATTGTTTTGCTCCACTTGCACTAAGCTTTGCATGAGCTCTATTTGAGTGATCTAGCTTCATGCATTTATTCTCGCATTCATAAAATCAACAATTTTTTCATAATGCTCTTCTTTGATAGTAGATAGCTTATCCGCACCAAGTTCGTTAAGTTTATTTCTAAATTCTTTCTTATCAGAAGTATCTGCTTTTTTAAGGAACTCTTTTCCTACTGATAAAACATAATCTTTAGTTAAATCAGCAGAAGTTTCCTTAACTTCTTCAATTGATTCCAGTTGAGCTGTTTCTTCTTTTGGCATTGGTGCTTCTTTAACTTTCTCTTGTACAATTGATGAATCTACTGTTGATAGTTCAGTGGTTAACACACGTAAATTGTTATTTAATAGTTTTAATTCTTCAAAAATATCTTCTAATATTGCCATTGATTAAATCCTCCTACCATTTCATGACTAAGTTAATTAGTCTGTCCTGTTCATCTGTGTTCTCTTCAATCCATTCGTTTATAACGTCACGCATTGCATCCGTCGCAAAATATAGTTCGCTTAAATCTACAACATGAAATGATTTAAGTGGAATATTATTCATATCCTTGATTTGTATACTGATACCGTCATGTTTTTTCATCGCAGACACTTTAAATTCAAACCCGTTAAAGCTGATAATTTTATTTTTTATCTCACCAAATTTGTAATACATTGTTTTAGCCCTCCTTGTTATCATCAATACCGTGAAATTTTTGTGATTTACACATTTGGAGAACATTGACAATGTCTTTATAACTCTTAGTGCTATCCAATAAGGAAGCAAGATCGAAAGTATGACCAATCACAGAACTTGAACCTGCTAAATAATCTCCGTCGATAACTCCTATTGATGAGAAAAGCAAAATATCAAATTTACTTTCTCCCTTAATTTCTTTCGCTAATTCATACAATTCTCCGCTTTTTTCAGATAATAAGTCTTTTACTTCTTCCTGAGTCATGTCTTTATATTTTTTAGTCATTGTTGACTTCCTCCTCGTTTTCTTCGTCCTCCTCGTTATCTTCTTCGTTTTGTAATTCATAAATTTTGTTTTTTAGTTTTATATTTTCTTTTTCCAATTTTTCGTTTTTTCTTTCTTCCGCAAAATACTTACCTCTGTAAGTATCTTCTTCTTTATCTTTAACAGCCTTTATTTCAATAAGTTTTCTGTACTCGTTCAATGTGATTGTTACTGTCAATTCTTGATTTGCTACAAAGTTATCTTCTTCATTTCTGTATCCTGAGAAATCTTTAGTGTAATAATGTTGTTCAGTTTTAATATTTTCAGCCATAGTTGACTACCTCCGTATATTTTGATTTAATTAAGTTGTATATTTTGATAAATGTTTGTCACTGTTACTTGTTGACGCAAGTAGCAGTTTTTTTATTCTTCATAAAAGTATTCTTTGTAGTATATGAATGTTGCGATACTTGCGAATCCCGCAATTGACCATGCTGTAGTGAAGTACAGCAATGGCATAAGCACAATCGCTAAGACTGTGAAGCACAGTACTGCTATTAAGTAGCTTTTATATGTGTCGCTCATTTAATATCCTCCTAATACCATTTTTTATGCTTTCTGATCAAATACTCTTCCAATTTAGAAATATTAATCAGAGTGCCTGTTGGTGAATAATCAATGTATAAATTTTCTACACCTAAATTATCTTTGCGGTAATATTTCAACCAGTTGTATACTGTACTTCTACATACTCCAAACAATTGATGGATTTGTGTAGGTGTTGCGTATAACTTTTTCACAAATTTTTCTTCGCCTCTATATGTGTTTTCTGGTGTTGGTGGTACTATGATTTTTGGCATCTCTATCACTCCTTTCGATAAATGTTAAAGTTTGTTATTATTCGCTCTGTATTGAAGTTCTCTATCTAATGCATAGAAAACTTTGTTTATTTCTAAGTAGCTGTAATCACCTTTTTTAATACTTCCTAATATTTCCTTTCTTAGTCGACGTTCATTTTCTGTTAAAGATTCTACTGACGCATGATCTCTTCTGAAAATCCTTGGTATGATTATGTCTAACCCTTCTGATTTTTTGTTCATTTGTTGTTCCACCTTTCGTGTATAATGTTGTTATCAACCTAAGGAGGTGATAAGTATACATAAGAGATTGCTCACTCAATATTTAGATAAAGAAATCGTTACTTCTTTAGATTTACATTTAATTAATGGTGAAGTTATTAAAGTACAAGAACATATAAAAGATGCTGAAAGCAAAACTCTACACATCATTCATCCAAAAGATAGAGTTGTCAGTTTAGATCATGTTTTGTATTTCGACATTAACGATAAAGGTGAAAAGAATAACGATAGTCCTTATCCATCTTAAAATCCATAGTGCTTATAGTTATTTGCTATTTGTTGACAGTTATCACTGGCAAGTCCTACCTTGTCAGCTTGGTAACTGTATTGATTATTTACTTCATTTACTAATCGATTCCATTCGTCTCTTGGTATATCTTCAAGAAGTAAGAGAATCATCTTTAATTTTTCTTCGTTCATTTGTTGTTCCTCCTTTTAAGTTGTTTATGTCCATTTGTTACATTACCTAAAAGTTATAAAAAGTTATACGAAGGTCAAAAAATTTAGACCTTTATCTGGTCTACCTCAATATCATATAACTTTGCTAAAGCGTAAACTGTAACATTACTTAAATTAGTGTCATCCTTTTCCCAATGACCAACTGTCTTTGCATTGACGCCCAATATATCTGCTACTTCTTGCTGTTTCAAGTCCCTTACAAGTCTCCATTTTCTTACGGATAATTGTTCCGGCATGTCGTCCACCTCCCTTTCACACGTATAACTTTATATTACTTTGTATTACTTGTCAACAGATAAAGGTATATTTCTTCATAAAAAGTTATAAAAAGTATTGTAAAGTAATGTCGGTTATGGTAAGTTAATATTACATTAAGTAATATTAAAGGAGACAACTATGGAGAATAATAAAGTCAGAAAAATTTTATCTGAAAACCTTCAAGAACTTATGAATGATAAAAATATTGATCAGAGAGAACTTGCTGAAGCTATTGGAGTTTCTCAACCTACAGTCTCCAATTGGATTCAACAAACTAAATATCCACGAATTAAAAGAATTCAACAACTTGCAGATTACTTCAATGTACCGAAATCAAGAATTACTGAATCAAAAAAAGATATACATCAAGAAACAATTGCTGCTCATTTTGATAAGGAGGGATTAACTGAAGAAGAGATTGAAGAAGTAAATAGATTCATTGAATGGGTTAGAAATAGAGACAAATAAAGGGTGTTTATATTGGGATTATACGAAGAACTTTGCATAAATAACGAAAAAATAAAGATAGAAGAAACTGACCAGCTTCCAAATTTCCAACCTGGATGCTATATGAACGGAAAAATTTATATAAGGCGTAATTTATCAGAAGTACGTAAAGCAGAAGTGTTATATGAGGAACTTGCCCACCACAAGTTGACGTATGGCAACATTTTAGACCAAACAAAATGGATTAATAGAAAATTTGAAAATTATGCACGTAGACATGGTTTTACTTCAGCTGTACCGCTACATGAAATTGTAGAAGCTCACAACTACGGTGTTCGTAATTTGTACGAGTTGTCAGAGTATCTGCAGTTGAGTGAATCATACATACTAGAAGCTATAGAACAATATAAAAAGATATATGGTATTGGAACTCACTATGGCGAGTATTCTATTACGTTTGAGCCGTTGAGAGTTTTTAAATATAAGGAAATATAAACAAAGGAGAGATACATATGAAAAAAGTAATCGGACTGCTACTAGTAAGTACATTAGCTTTAACAGCTTGTGGTGAAAAAGAAAAACCAAAAAAAGAAGAAAATAAAAAGTCACAAACACAAAAACACAAAGATAGCAAACCAAAAACGCAACAAGAAAAAATGAAAAAAGTTGAAGATAAAAATCCACCTAATAATAGCATACAAAATAATTCAAACAATCAAAACCAATCACAAAACAATCAACTTAATAATAATTCAGATCCATCTAATAATACTCCTGCAAATATAAATGAAAACGATTCACAAAATACTAATTTAAATGATGAGTATGTCGTTTCGCCTGGCTGGACTAAAGATGAACAGGCTAAAGCTTTTGAAGAGTACAAAAAAGGAAAAGAAGAGGAAGCAAGAGCTGGTGCTAGCGCAGTACCAGGAGCCAATATTAACTAATAAAACAATATAAGAAAGAAGAGCTAATATGGAAACAAATAAAACAATCGATTTAATGAATTATGTGGAATTTCCAAAAAGATACACAGAGGCAAAAGGCAAATTAGTTGCACAACCAATAACTACTATAAATAGCGCAAGAAGAGTTGAAAATGAAGATATGACTGTTTGCTACATTTTAGATCAGGATGATGATGTAATGGACTTTATCTTTGACAGAGATATAATTACTGTTTACTGTCCTGAAAACGGAACTGCGACTGATGAATATTTTTGTGAAATTATATTTAACTCAGATGACACATTTACCCTAAAGCGATTATCTAATTACGTTACCATTAAAGATAGAAGCTACCCAATGTCAAAAATAAATGACGTAAACATTACGGGCAAAGTCGTCAGATTATTTAGAGATTTTAAATAAACTTGGCTTTAATTACGATTAAAAGTACCTATATAGCGTGACGAGAAAAAGGATTAAAAAAAATCAAAAAACGCCTACTAGTGTAGACGTTGAATGGTGGTGAGAATTTTATGGTAGATAAAAACAAAAAACAAGAAACTACTCGTAGTAACCCATTAAACAAAAGTTTTGAAAAGCCGGGTGCCAGCGAAAACTTAAAAAGCACTTTATCAGAAAAAGCTAAGAAAAAAGATTAATATTCATTCATTAAATATAAATCCAATTTAATTTGTTGTTTAAGGTCTACAAGTGTATGTTTAATATACAATTCATCGTTTGACGGTAAATCAGATACTTTGAAATCTTGTCGCTCAACCTCTAGTAAATCGAAATCGCTACCAGCTGAATTATAGGTTTTAAGTTCACCCTCTTCAATGATTCTGTTTTCAAAGTCTTTAATAACTATAAATACTGGTTTACCGTTGTTATTAAACAACTTGTCTCTTTTGTCTAATAAGCTTATACAATCCAAATTCATAAACTTTCTTGTTTCATTAATTAACCAGATAATGAATTTAACAATTAAAGGATTAAATACAAGCACTGTTAAAACAAAAATAATTAGAAACCAAATATTTGCTTTTAGACCTGTAAGCAACTGAAGTAAACTCAAATTTTTTAAATCAACATTATTAAAAATTATAAAAGTATAAAACCATATCAAACATGTTTCAATAGAAAAAATCAATAATACAGGAGTATTGATAATCTTGTTTTTTTCACTAACTAAACCTATCATTGTTAGATATTTATATGGTATGTAACCTAAAACTCCTGTAAGAAGAAGCGCCCCTAGAAATTGAGTCATCTTATCACCTACTTTTTATTTTATTATAACACATTTAGTACCTAGTACTAAATTACGGGTAGCCCGACTACCCTTATTATTTTTTAATATTTTATAGAACATACGTTCTTGCAGGAGGTATAAACATGTGGATTGAAAAATTTAAAAACAAAAATAACGAAACTAAATACAGATACTACGAGAAGTATAAAGATCCATACACAGATAAATGGAAGCGCGTAAGTGTTGTGTTGAACAAGAATACAAAACAATCTCAAAAAGAAGCAATGTTTCGTTTAGAAGAAAAAATAAAAGAAAAACTGAACAACAAGTCGTCAAGCGAATTAAAAACTTTGACTTTTCACGCGCTATTAGATGAATGGCTTGAATATCATATAAAAACATCAGGTTCAAAGTTGACTACTCTTAATAATATAAAAATAAGAATTAGAAACATTAAACGATACAGCTCTGAGAACTTGCTTTTAAACAAACTAGATACAAAATATATGCAGATATTTATTAATAAATTATCAGATATCTATTCTCAAAATCAAGTAACCCGTCAACTCGGAGATATGAAAGGAGCTATTAAATATGCAGTTAAATTTTACAATTATCCAAATGAATATTTGTTAACTAATGTCAAAATTCCTAAAAGAAGAAAAACAATAGAGGATATCGAAAAAGATGAATCTAAAATGTACAACTATTTAGAAATGAACCAAGTCCTACAGATACGTGATCATATACTAAATGATAATAAGTTACACAAGCGAAATCGCATTTTAATTGCCAGCATCTTAGAAGTACAGGCTTTAACTGGTATGCGCATAGGAGAACTACAAGCACTGCAGGAAAAAGATATAGATTTATTAAACAAAACTATCAATATAACAGGTACAATTCACCGCATTAAATACGAGGAAGGATTCGGATACAAAGACACTACAAAGACTATAAGTTCAAAAAGAAGTATCAGCATCAATTCTAGAACCGTAGAAATTTTTAAAAAGATAATACTGGAAAACAAAATGTTGAAAAGATGGAATTCGAGCTATGTTGACAGAGGGTTCATATTCACAACAAAAAAAGGGAATCCTTTATGTAATAATCAAATCGCCGGTGTGCTTAAGAAAACTACAAAAGCTTTAAATATGAATAAGAAAGTTACCACGCACACATTTAGACATACACACATAACTTTATTAGTAGAAATGAATGTTTCTTTAAAAGCAATTATGAAAAGGGTAGGACATGTAGATGAAAAAACAACCATTCGCATATATACTCATGTAACTGAAAAAATGGATAGAGAACTAACTCAAAAACTCGAAAACATTCCAAGTTAGCTTAAATCCGCCCTTTTTTTGCCCTTATATTTTTTACAAGCTTTATAAAACGCTTGAGAACACTGGCGTTAAAGCTTTTCTTGAAATAAACATATCATCATAATGTGATGGTTCAAATATCATTTGTACAATCAAAGGCTTCATGTTCTTAACAATATCATCTAAATGGTTATCTAAAATTGGTGACACTGCTTTTAAATCATTAAGAAAAGGCTCCCATTTGCCTAAAGTATTATCTAATTCTTCTAATTTAGTTTTAATATAATTACAAGTTACATTAGGAATCAGGGACAAAAATTCTTTCTTTTTTACATTTAACATTTCAATTGCATGTCTTAAATTCTTACGTATTTTGGGAATTGTATTAATCAAATATTTTATTACATCGACAATTTTCGATGCATATTCATCATATATACCTTGAACATAGTCTGCTATTTTTTTAATACCATCATCGATATGGTCTTTTAATATTTTCATTTTTCTTCCTAAATAATTAGAAGGTATAACTAGACCCTGTACCATATTTTCGCCGCTACAATTAATTTGAAAATTTCCATCTAAAATTGTTGCATCTTGTTGTTTCATAATACTTCTAATATCTGCAATTTGCCTACCATAAATATCATTTTGATTTTTTATTTGGTCTATATTCTGTTTCACTACTTTCAAATGTTTCATCATTTCTTCAGATACTCCATCTCTGAAGTCGTGATCTATATTTTTGAAAATTTCTAAAATTTCATTATCTATACTATCATACACTTTTTCTATAAAAGATTTTATACCTTTAAACAACTCATTAATTCTTTCTTTTAATGCATCCAATGCAAAATCAGGTAATAAGTGTTTAACAGCACTAATACTTTCTATTGTTTCATCTGCAACTTCTTCAAGTGAGTTTATTTTACTAATTAAAGTTCTTTCCATTTCTTCTAACTGAAATAAGTTAATCTTATCCTTAAATCCTTCTGATAATTGTTTCTTTCTATCTGCAAAATTTTTATTTTCATTTTCTGAGATGTTAAAACTTTCATTTAAAAAGATTACGCATTCTGCTAACATACCACTTGTTTCACCAGTAATCAGTTTACTCAACGCATCAAGATTTTCTAAATTAAGTTTAATTAAAGTTCCTCTTCCAGAACGTGCAATCGAATCTCCTGTCCAAACATTTATTGGAATTCGCCCATCCATATCTAATGTTATGTTAATAGTCTTTTTTACTTTTTTTCCATTTTTAATTTCTGTATCTTTTACCGACTTTATTTTGATTAGTGGTACAGTATCGTATGTGTTATCTTTTCTATTTAACTTCCTTTTATAACCTACATGGCTGTCTATTAAAGTATCTAACCTGGGCACACCATCATTAATGTTAACGCGTTTTCCTGGCATATCTTTGATGAATGGATCTTGTAACCATGTTAATAAATCGTTGGTACTATTAAAACTAATCATATTATCAAAGCGTGGTCTAGCAAATTTCTGCCAAGCAGCATAAGGAATCATTGCTGAGTCAGTAGCAACAACTTTTTCATTCGGATGTTTCGCTCCTTGATATTTTGCTCCTGCACCGCCTTCCGAATTACCGCCATCCGCCACAATGGTTTTGTTTTTGAAGTTACTTGATTCCATTCTATATTTTTTTAAAAAATCACTATTTGATAATCTATCTGCATCTTCTAACTTTATTTTATATTGATTTGATAATTGATCTGTTTGCTTTAAATAATCTGTGCTTTCATTATCATTATTCATTAATTTAGCATTTTGGAGCCAATCATCTCCAAACCCCGATGATTTTAATGGATTATTTGGATTAATTGCCTCATTAGATGTTCCTTGATAAATTATTGTCTGTTGACCAGTTGGTTTACTTTTATCATCTAATAACTCATATATTTTAATATCAGCAGCACCATTCAAATTACTATTCTTATCATCATTATAACTGTCTACTTGTTTAAACCTTTTTCCATTAACTTTAAATTCTTTTTTTATATCAATATTTTGATAAACCCAGTAACTACTTAATTCTGTTAAATCCCTATCATTAATTTTATTCATCTTTACTGTGCACCCCATATTCTATTGGACGATTATCATCATAAAAGGCTTTCTTAGTATTAATAGTGGGTTTCCCTATTTGTATTGTGATTGTAGATTTATCTGGTTTATTTTTTAAATTATATAATTTATCACTTAGTTCGATTACATCATCTACTGTATTGTCTTTAGTAAAGTTTTTCTTAGTAGAAAAAAGTGTAGCAACAGCATCTGTATTTGCAGCGTAATTCACTTCTTTTCTTGCTCGTTCCATTCCTTCTTTAAATTCTTTATCATTTTTTCGAATCAGTGGTTCATAATACTTTCGATATTCTTTTAAACTTCTAGAAGAGTATGTAATATAAAAATATTCATTTTTATATCCGACATTTTGTGTCTTGTTAATTGCCTCTTTTGTAAAGCCTGTATATTGATATTTCTTTTCATTTTCTTTGAAGAATTTATATAAGTTATCATACTTTTCTTTTTGCGCTCGATATTCAAAGCCACTCAGCACTGTACCCACCATCATACTCATATCATCACCATTGTCATTACTGCGCATTGATCCTTTTTGATGGATGGCATCTTTGTACAAAGGTAGACTTGCATTAAATACAATGCCATGATCTTCACAATGCACATAAACTTCTACACCATCATCTTTACCTACAACATTTGTAGCTTTAACTTTTAGTCCAAAGTTATCTTTAAAGAATTGTTCACCTACTTTTTCAAATTCTTTACGATGCTTCTTCGCAAATTCAATCGCATTTTTTTCTGCAGGCGGTTGAAAGCCTTGGCCTACATATTTTGAAGCTTCCATTTCTTCTGGTACAGATTTTGTTTCTGTTTTTGTGTCTTTTTTTGATTCATTTTCCATCGTGGAACATCCCCCTAAAATTAATGTCGTAGCTAAAACTGATCCAATGAATTTTTTCAT